CATAATGTAATAATCTTTGTAATGCTCGTTAATTAATTGAGGAAGCGGTAAACCGGAATGCGCCGGAAAACCTTTGAAAATACCGTAACGACTTTGATTTATTCTCCTTCGAAAACAAGGATAATGTCGTTCTCATCTACGATCCAGAATTCTTCGTCCTCAAACTTGGATTTCTTTGCTTGTTGCCAGTTAGGTAGAATGATCTGGTCCACTTCTACCAAAGTCACATCGGAACCAATTGCAACGATGATACCTTTACTGGCTTCTTCTCTATCCACATCGGCCATAATGATACCACCCTTAGAAACTTTTTCTTTTTGGATTACTTTGAGGAGTACATTCTTTTTAATAGGTTTTAACATTTTTCTCTTTCTGTTTTCTACATTCATCAATTACTTTTGAGGGTACATCGGGGTGCCAACCACCGATTAACATATCACAATTATACTTTACTGGAGTGATAATGTCAAACTGTTTATGGTAATCATCATCAGATACAAAGGCAAATACACCAAGTATACTTAATGTTACGAACACAATATTGGTTCGGCGAGATTGTTCTAGTGTCATTTTGGTAACTGTGATTGAAAGTGGTTAATCAATTCATCCAATAAATTTCTTGCCATGGAACCATTAAGTGTCCATGCTCTAATCGTTTTTAATTTTGTTATTAATTCTCTAATATCCATTAGTTATGCTTTGACCAGGTTTTTAACTTAATCCGTTTTGCTGCTCTGGCTCGTTGTACATGTGAGTCTGATAAAGTCTGTTCTATCAAAATATCAAGCATAGCCAATAAATCTCCAACTTCTTCTTCCAACTTTTCTTTGTTTGTTGGTGCTCCCTGTGGCCATTGTGCATCCATGCCAAAACGAAACACCTTACTTATTGCTTGTGTTACTTCTGCACATTCTTCTTGCGTAATTAGTAACGCTTCTTTTACTTGTTCATTCATCATCTTGTCTACTTAAAAATTTAATCACGGGTAATTTAACTGCCACTTCAATAAAAGCTTCACGTTTTGTTGAAGCAATTGGAAAACAAATAAAGATTCCATCTTCGATCATCATGTCGAATGGTGCAATACCGGTCCAAGCCTCATCTACAATACATCTAATTTCCCATCGTTTAACTTCTTTACATCTTTCAATTAGATCGGCATAGATTTTCTTTGGATTGAATGAATCGTCCTCAATAATCTCAGACATCTTCACTCAGAAATGTTGGTCCTTTTTCTTCTTCTGAAAGAATGTAATCTTCAGCAAGGCTTTCGGCTTTTGCAAAATCTGCCATAGTTTCTTTACTTACAATCTTATTCTTCAAATAGTAAGAGATTGTATAATTATATTCTTTTCTTTCGATGATAGCTTTCTTATCACCATTTTGAAATTTAGACAGTTCCATATTCTTCTCCAAAAGCAAATTGTTCAGCATAAGTTTGTGCTTCTGCTTCATCTTTAAAAAATCTGGTTTCAATTCGGACCATACCATCACCTTCAACACATTCAACCTCAAAGAGGTCAAATATATTTTTGAAGGCAATAGTGGCAGTTCTTTTACCGGACTTACCCATAAATGTAACGATTCTTTTTTGTTCATCCATTATGATATCATTCCCACAAAGCGATTTAATACAACACGGTTATTCAAACGATTGCCAGCATACTTACTAAATGCTGAAACCAAACCACGAGTAGTGGCATTCTCTTTCACTTCAAAACCAACATCATCATCAGTATCTAGGCCTTCTGCACGGAGTAAATAATACTCATCGTAACCCGAAGAAGTTACTACCATCGATTTGTTTTTACGAAACTCTGCCTTGTACTTATCATGGTTTGTAACTGACCTTGGTAAAAAATTATATAGTTCACGACCTAATTCACGACCAGATAAAACATAAAATCCAACAATGTTTGAATTTGTACGGAGTTTCAACATCTTAATATAAGCAGAAGTTAATTCACGGCCGTGTGGATGATCTACAATAACTTCATGTCTGGTTTTAGGATCACGAATGACCAGTTTCTTAGTTTTACCATAAGTATATTCACGGCCATAACCAGTAGTTTTATGGCCACCATCATTAGTCTGATATACTTCACGTAATGAATGGCCATCACCATCGGTCAAGAATACAGTATTCACTATCTGTAATTTATATTGTTTCTGAAATTCAGGAACAATTGTCATAGCCGAAACAATTGCCTCAGATAAAGGTGTGCCACCTTTCTGCATCCAGTTTGGTTTCCAGCCCCGAGGTTCACATGATGCAACCAAGGCTGAACAAGCATAAGTTAGTTCTACAGCTGACATTCTACTGGAAAGAAAATTCATCAGTTTAAAATTACGGAGTGCAATATCACCTTCTTTGAATTCACTAGAATAAGGTCTGTCATGTTCAGAAGTAAAGGCATATACTTCATAAGGTATATTTACTTTCTTACAGAACATTACCAAATTAATTAATTGTTTTACAGTATTCTCAATATGGTTACTCATACTACCTGACCAATCTAGGAACATAACCAAACCATGTGATTTGCCATTAGGCACCACGGTGATTTTCTTAAAGATATCTTCAGCAAATCCGTATGAATAGATTTTACTCATATTCAATTCACCAGTTTTCGAAACTGATGCACGTTTTAATTGTTCGGCATTTTTACGCAATTCAAATTCTTTGGCCAAATAACCAACAACCTTTTTTGCATCATTACGGATCTTTTTAAATTTCTTTGCATTGATTCCATCTTTGATATCGTAATATCCACTATTGCGTTCCTGAAACGCATCAACATCAGTACGATATTCGGACCACAATTGTTTATAAGATACAATTGCTTTTGACATATCAATATCAGGAATGTTACCATAGTAGTAACTGTCAGCATCTACACTAAACAATTTACTTTCATTCTTACGATATGATTCATCGGTGTGTGATTTAATCTGCTCATCAGATTCACCTTCGGGATCCATACCACCACCTTGTAAATCGCCTTCTTCATTATCTTCTGGCATTTCATCAGAGTTTTCATCACCGTCAGAATCAATAGGTTTGCCGGATTCACGAATCTCGGTTTCTTCATCCCAATCATCAGAATCTTCATAACCACTAGCATCAATTTCAATACCATCTTCATCTTCATCAAATTCATTTAATACAAGTTTGAGTTTCTTGGCGGTTTCAGCCTCTTCTTTCATGTATTGCATGATTTCTACACCAACACGAATTACATCATCATAAGTTTCGGTAGATTCAACTTTATCAACTAAACCTTTTTCATATTCATTGAATTGAATACCTTGTGCTGCACCACCTTTAGTGTAAAGGTTAACACGGTCAATAAAATTCAAATCATTAAGGTCGGCACCTTTAGTACCAAAAAAGTCCTTCTCAATTAACTCACGATAACCTTTAACAAAGGAAGAACGAATACCAGGATATTTGTTTTTGATTTTACGTTCAATACGAGAATCTTCTACCACATTGGCTACAGAAGCGGAAACACCGGCAACTTTTGCCTTTTCAAAACCTTCTAGTGGAGTATGCAAAGCATGGCCAACTTCATGACCTAAAAACATATCATAAAGGAAAGGTGAAATTTTAGAATCCAAAATTGGCAAAGTAAGAATACGGTCTTTTACATTAAAACTTGCTGTTTGAACATTCCTTTGTTCAACAGTCAAATTCTCGGTCGCCATAAGTTTGGCAAGTAGTGTTTTAGATTCTGTGATGTGCATAGTTTTCTCCATTTAAGATATCATTATAACTGAAATATCGCTTACCGTCAAATGATTTCTGAAATGCTGTTGTTTTTTAGCAACAAATTGACTATTCGTATAATTCTTTGCGTTTTTGGTAGTCGGAAAGGTCTTTTTCCATGCTGGAAAGAGATGCCCACTTGCGAGTTACAATATCCAATCGTTTCCACGCAGGAATTTCTTCATCATCTACCACGGCATCAAGCCAAATATAGTGTCCGTTGTTATTCATGTGATTTTCCTTCATTTTTTTCGAAAAAATTCTGCTCAATTGCAGCTGCCAAGCGATCAGCCAGCTTCGGATCGAACTTTACTAAAAAATACGCAACATCTTCTGCTGGTACATGACGCAAATTGAACATAATTTCATCAATTCCTCGTAAAATTTGTGATTCTTCGTGTTGTCTTAACATAATTTTCTCATTGTAAAGTATTTACTTCAATTGTAGTGACTACACTACCTCTTTGTTTGGCCATTCCAACAGATTTTAGCCATTCAATCTCAATTTCTAATTCCGATTCACTCAAAGTTTCCAAATATTCTTCATATTCAGCCCATTCATCTTTTGTGATACTCATCTCCGCATACTCGCAATCTCCTTTGCTTCATTATCTGTAAATACCGGCACGGCATTTGATTTGTGCATTGTACCGATACCTTTAATTTTGTCACCTGTATATGTATTTTGGAATGATTTTGCACAAGTCACAAAACCAGTATCCAAGGACGCAATCATAGGAGATTCACGACCTGCGGGAATATTAAACATGGAGATTGTTTTGGAATACTTCGTAGATTTATTTTTACAGAAATTGGTAGACATCGAATTAATGGAAGCTAACCATTCTTCGTGTTGTAATTTCTTAGATTTTGAAATCTTGTGTTTTTTGGATTTTGGAATATAACCGTAAATCATCATAATAATTCTCCATGTGAAGAACCATTATATTACAGTTTGTTTGAGAGGTCAAGCGGTCTGTTGCTAGAAAACAACATAATTACCAATACCTTATTATCAAAGGCGGACATACCTACTTATGTCAAAAATTACATAAAAAAATGGTAAACTTTTAATTATACCAGTTATTTTCGTCATCAACCTCAGCTTCAGATTTTTCTAACATTTCTTCTTCTTCATATTGAGTTAATAATTTTTTAATCTCAGCATGTTCATTTCTACTTCTTTTTGGTGTATAATTATAATCATCATTATACTCCTTGTCCTTGCGGAACTTTCCTACAAACTTCGCCACGATACAACTCCTATTTCATGGTTTCAAAAGTGATGCCTTTGATTTTGGTCTCCGGCATATTATTCATGTCCTCTTCCGAAATGTAAGTAATATCGGAATTAGGATAACATATTTTAATAATTTTAAGTAATTGACAAACTGTACCATCGGTATCATTGAATGAAAAGATTTCATCAACGAATTTAAGTGATTTGATGATTTCACGCCGGTCATCATATGTTTGTACGGATCCGCCTTCAACGTAATCCATCCACCAATCTGAATGAACACCAACAATTAACCAATCTCCCTTCCTTCTACATTTCTTTAAGAAGTTTAATTCCTTAATTGTTAATGGATCGAATATTCCACAAGTTAATATTATTTTTTCTTTTTCTATCATTATGGCAAGAGATCGGGGAAGGCTTCTTTAACAAATTTATAAGTTAAACCTTTGACCCCTAAATTCTTGCTCAAAATACCAATAATAACTTCTGCTTCACGGGGTTCAATAGATTCTAATAGTTGTAATAATAATTGATTCCGTTTTTCTGCTGTTAATACTTCGGCAGCAGGATTTCCTTTTTGAAACAAATACAATTTACGCAATTGTGTTGATAATGTTTGTGGTGAAAGTCCAGGTAACATATCTGTCGGTATTTTATAGTTCTCCGGCATCTCAGTAATCAACCATTCAAAATTTGGATGGTATGCCAATTCAAATACCTGAACCAATGTTTTGGATAGATTATTTTCTATTACCTTCATTCTTTCTTGCTTATTACTAGCCAATTCAAATTCATCAAATACTTCATAAATGTTCTTCATTAAAATTCCTCTATTACATCCATTAAATTTTTCAGTTTGTGTTCAATAAAATAATTCAGTAACTTGTTCCGTTTTGCTGGAACTGTTTCTTCAAAAGTATTTATAATCTTCTCCTTGATCTCTGTTGGAATCTGAGTTAGGTCGATAAGAACCTTATTACGAGAAAATCCTGCAACAGCATCGGCTGTCCAGTTAGAATGGGTTAACTCCTCATTCAATATCTTATCTAACACACCCTTAGTGATTGGTTTCTGACGGAGGTCACGGACAAAACAATCTGAAGGTGAGAAGATGTTTGGAATTCCGTCACCCTTGTCGCCACGGATAATCTTTTCCTTGAGTTCTAGGAGAGGGTCAACCGATTTGACATATTTCTTTTGTGATGGATTATATTGTTTAACATTACTACCATACTGTTGTAATTGTAAGAAATCTCCGTCACTTGATAGAATCAAAATCTTTTCATGTGGCGCATGACGAGGAACTAAAGTGCCGATAATATCATCAGCTTCAGCACCTTCAACATCAATTACTTTATATGGAAAGCTTTCACGGAGTTCTTGTTTGAATTTGGCAAGCATATCAAATATCATGTGCCAATCTAAATCAGACTTCTCACGAGTTTTCTTACGGCCTGCTTTGTAAAATGGGAAATATTCTTTACGCCAATATTTGCGATTATCACAACATAATACAATATCACCATATTCACTTTTAAAATTCTTAACATGGGTACGAATAATGTTAAGAATCATGTGACGAATTAAATGTTCATCTAATTTCCCTTTTTGGTTGGAAATCTGAGCCATAAGTCCGGCAAGTAATACTTGGTTTAAATCAATGAGAATCATAACAAACTTTCAATAGTTTCAATAGGAGTCTATTGTATCACACTTCCGTCAATCTGTCAAATGTATTTTGAATGAATGTATTTGAGGTGGTGGTCATTCTTGCCAAAACACCAAACCAATCAATACTTAACATTCTGGACATATAACTAACTGGATCTATCAAAACGGCATTAAATTGTTCCACATTAACAAGTTCACCTTCTTCATCTTCTTGGAATAGTATAATGTGGTAACCATCACCCAGCGATGAACCGCCAAGTTTTTCTCCTGCATGCTTATATACTGCACTCTCTAGATGTATTGTATCTTCTTCTTCGCCTGGTAAAAAAAAGAAAGCATCAAAGGGTTCTTCCTTGAGTGTCTTTGGAATTTCGATCATTGTAGTCCTTGAGGTGTGATTTTCGTATTCTTACCATTATCCATGAGTTATAGTAATCATCGGATTCCATAACGCCACGGACAAATTGTTCTTTTGCTTCGAGATATCCACATTCACCTTTTGAACGGCAAAGATGTAGTATCTCTCTAGAAAAGTTGTCATAACCTAATGATAACACATCTTGCTTCAATGTGTCACTACTTCCATAGTAAGTTTGCCAATCACTTGGAACTTTTAACTTCTTCTTTTTAACTTTGATTATTTTGGTTTTGGCAGAATAAAAGAATTTCTTGCCTATGTATTTTCTACCATTCGTCAGGTTTTTAATCTGATACACGAACCCGTAATTA